CTTGCCGCAACCTCATAGGTTCTTACATTGTCTAGGTGTTGAGTGTTTTGGCATAACAGTTCATAGTTTATGGGTTCTAGTGCTGTTACTCTATCAAACGTGTCAGCGAATCGTCTTGTGAATATACCTATGTGTGCACCAATGTCCACAGCGTGTCTACTGTTGTTGATGTGTTGTATGCCTGTGAGGTATTGATTCAATTGATAGTCTTCGTCCCAGGTTTCTCCCTGTGGACATGCTAGGTCTGTCTTGCCAAACATCTTGCCTCCTGAGGTGTTATGGTGTCTATTGAATCAAAGTGTAAGAGTGTCCATGTATCTGTAGCTACATCATATCTCCATGGTGCCCAACGCTTTGCTATCCACCTATCTTGATCTACTGAGCTCTTTATAGCACCAGGTTCTAGTTGTTTAAGACGTGGGTTAGCTAGTAGTTGCATTACATCTTCTTTGATCTGTGACTCCATAGGTGCAGTCTTCTGCGTCCATCACGATAACGGTGTAGTTCTGTTCTTGTATCACACATTACACTGTCAAATAGATCTCTCCACTCCTGGGGTTCTAGCAGTGTAACATGTGCATTGCGTCCATCTGCTAGTGTTTTCTTAGCAGGATCTAGATCTATTATGTGGAATGTAGTATCTCTTATGCATGAGTTGAACCATGCGAGAACACCTGCTTTGCCTTGTAGATCTGCTAGTTCTATATGCTCTAGCACATCAACTGAGTATATGCAGTCCCAATATCTTGATTTCCAGTCTTCACTTGCAAACTCTTCTATGCCTGGTTCGTAGCGATGCACTCGTGCTCTTGGATGTAGTTGTTCAATCCACGTTGCTGTGCCACCTTTGCCACAACCAAAGTCAAGTATGCTTCGTGTTTCTGGTCGTTCACCTATGTAGTCTAGTATTGCGGGAAATTGTTTGCCAACACCTGAATTTGGAAACTGTGTGTGAAAGTCGCTCATAGTGTGGCCTTTTTGTGTAGTAGAAAGACTGCAAGATAGTATCAAATGGCAATATGATATATGTTCAAGTTTGTGTTCTCTAGACTCTGACGAAATCACGCTAAGTCCTAAGAGAATATATCATGTCATATAAAACAAACAAAATGCGAAAACACAAACGGAGCTTTACGAACTTTGCAGTCTTTCTACACATGTATTTATATAAATGTGTGCGTGTGTATGCGAAAACGGTTTAATCTGTGCAACCCATAAACCCTAGATCATATTCTAAGGTTTCTTCTTTGTATTGCCAGCGATGTCCTGCGATTGCATTCTGTTCACGCTGACGATCTGTTATTGCATCTGTTTCTAGATCGCATTCATAGTAGTCTTTGCCTAGTTGTAGTTGCAGTGTGTAATAACCTTTGCCTTTGACCATAAACGCTGTTGCAGGAACTGTGTGTCCTTTGCCTAGTTTGCCATCACTGAGATATCCTTTGCTTAACCAACAGTCTAGTCCTGCATCTATGCATCCTTTGACTTTTTTGCGCCACTGCTGTTTGTCTTCTTCAAAGAAGTTTCTAAGTTGCGGGTTCTTTATACCATTGATGCCATCTACATAGCTTTTCATGTTGCAGTGTGTGCCTTTGCCTTTGTATGAGAAGTTTACTCTCTTGCCACCATAGTTGTAGTTAGGTGTCACACTTAGGGTCATGCCATCTTCGTTGTTGAATAGTGTTACTAATATTTCTTTTATTGCCATTTTGTTTGCTCCTTTGTTATGACGGGATATTATATAATACATTGAATACATTAAAGACAAAGAATACTATAAGTTCTGTCATCTACAGAACCTCTTTTTTCTCTTTGTCAAAAGAAGACGAAGTCACAGAATAAAATAACTCACCGCCGTAGTGCCGCGCCAAAAAAACCGCATCACGCCTAGTCAACCACTGTATGTGTTTGTGGTGATCCTTGCACATAAGTCGTGCAAAGTGAGGTCCAAAAGGACCGCGTTCTACTGCTACACAGCAGTCATCATGATGGGTGTGTTGTAATATTGCCATATGTTCGCTCCAATAGTATTTATGTTATTGTGCTATTATATGGTAAAAAATGGATCTTGTCAACCTCTTAGACGCAGACTATTGAATCCTGCACGGCATTGCCTGCATTCAAACTTCCAAACCAATGTGTCATGTGGATACCATGGGTTGAAATTGGGTGATGTTTTGTAGTTTGCGCTTTTGCGTATCATGTAGCGATCACCACCGCATTCTAGGCATGTATGCGTTGTGTGAAAATGATCTCTTCGTAGATTGTTGCACTCTTGACTGTGTGGTGCTACATAGTTTGGTCTTTTTGGCATTTTGCCCTCCCATTATAGTAGTATTTAACTAATCTATAAAAAAGAGGGCCCTAATGTGTCTATGTTGCGCTTATTGCTGAACCAATTTGCACTACTTTCCAAGTAGGATTACCTGCTGAATCATCTTCTCCTACTGCAACAGCAATACACTCTGTGCCTGCATCACCATTAGAACAAAATGCAACATCGCCTTGTTCTATGTCAGTTCTTGCGTTCAGTTGTGCTACTGTTTGCGGATTTAGATTTAGTATGTGCTCTAGTAATACTTTGTCAGTGTTAGGATCCAATGTTAGATTGTTTCCTGAACTTGATACTATTGTATCTGGCAATTGACTGTTGGCAATCTTTGAATTGCTGTCTAGTCCTGCAACACCACTTGCTGTGTTGCGTCCATCAATTACATTAGTAACTTCATCCAGTGCGGCCTTGAGATCAGCTCTTGCGGCCGCTGGTGAATCAGTGCCACTGTCTAAGTTAGTGGTTATTATATTTGAGCTATTTCCCCAACCCATCGTTTTCCTCCTATGCTATTTTATAGATCTGTATTTTCATTACAGGATCTGTGTTTGCTGGACCTTGTTCTTTGAATGTTAGAGTTGGACTTCCAGCTTTTGTCCAACTATAATTTATTGTAAATTCTTCTGTGCCTGTGCTTGTAGTAGATCCAACTATTGTAGCATGACTTTCATGGTCATTGATGTGTCTACGATTTGCAAATGAACTGCCGCCTTTTGCAAGACTAAATTCTAATTCATTGCTTAGGAATGTGCCACTAATAGGTGATATGTTGTAGTAGATATCACACACAAATAGATAAGTGCCACTGTCTAACAAGAAACTACCACCTTGACCTGCACTGTCTGTGCTGGTAACAAATCCGTCTGGATCTACTATGTTATCAAAATCAAGATTACCTGTTGCACTTGCTGTAATAATACCATTTGATCCTGGTGCGTTTGTTCTGTTTAGTGTTAGCAATGCACCTGCTGAACCTCCAAGTGTGCCAGCATTGTATTCATCTGCAATGGTATTGAAACTTGTTACAAGAGTATGCAGTTCTTCTCTTGCACTTGCAATTGAATCATCTGCTGAGTCAAATGCGTTTGCGTCTGGTTTAGTTACACTCATTATAATAATCCTATATCAACAGTTTGCACAACAATACTACCGTTGTCTGTGCTTTGTAGGTTTGGTAATCCTTCTACAATAGCATCTATTGTGCAGTCCATTGCTTTGCGTTTGCCAAATGCGTCTATATCATAAATGTATAGCGTAGGTGGCGCAGTTGTTTTGTCTACATACACCATAGGTGTTGCTGTAGTTGTTGTTGTTGCTACATATGTATCTGCTACATAATTTGCGGCAACATAAGGTGATGCACTAGGATTGTGTGGTTGTGTAACTATGCTTGTTACACTTTTTATTCTTCCTATTGCATCAAGTTGTCTGACACCAACACTGCCTCCCAACGTGCTGGTGTCAAGATCTGCGATGCTTGCCTTGATAGTGTCTTGTCTTAGTTCTATTACTACATCTTCAATTTCTGGTATTTCATCTAGAGCACTGTCTGGTGATAGTGCAATATCAAACTGCCAATATCTACCTTTCTTTGCTGTAAGGTCTAGTGTGCCTGGTGAAACTGTAAGTGTGCTTGGCGAATCTATTGCGCCATCACTTATGAGTGTGTCACCATAATTTACTGTAATTGTTGCAGGATAATTTGCTGTAACCAATATAATATAATGATACAATTGACTTACACCTGTGTCAATTACACCTGTTTGATAAGTTAGGTCTTGTGCTACACCTTGCCAACTTGTTAAACTGTCCCAATCATTACCTGAACTACTAGCATCATAGTCTGCCCAAGTAACAGTGCCATTGCCTACTAGTGTTGATCTACTTTTGTCAAAATATCCGTTTACATTAGGCATGTTATGCTCCTAGATCCTGTTTACCACCAAATGATGTTGCACCACCATTTGCAGTGTTGTCAATTAGATAGTTTATAAATGCTTCTAAATTGCGTCCTGTTCTAGTTGTGCCATCAGGTATTTGATATGTATAATTTGAAAACTCTGAACTTACAATGCTACCATCTGGAAACTCCATACCTAAACTGCTTTTACGCCATCTAACTTGACATGTAACACCAGGTTGTGTAGGTAATCCTATTTTTATAGTCATAGGATGATGATTACCTGTGTTGAATATTGTATCTAATCTACTACCATCTATTGTGCCATGTCCATGATTAGGATCTCTCAATGGATATAATATTTCTCCATCTTGTCCTATGTCAAAAAACAATTCTCCATCTAGATAGTAACGGAACACTAAAAAGTCTACACTTGTATCTATTGGACATATAATACTTGCTTTGTATTGTCTTGCAAAACCTAAGTCTTCAAATTTTGCTACACCAAAGTTGCCATCATACACATCTCTATAAGGAGAACCACTAGGATAGTATAACAAAGGCGATGTGCCATCTGCTTGTGCATAACCTATATAGATACCTCTTAGACTGTATGTAGGTGTAACTGCTTGTGTGAATATTTCAAACTGCGTAACACTTGGATCTGGATCATCCCATTCAGGCGGTAGTGGATTATCCTGTGTTGGATCATCTGGATCAATAGGAGGAAATATACCAATTGGTTTTGTTGGCACATTTCTTACATATGGTCCAATATAAAATTCATCTGGTCTATACAAAGGTGGATCTATGTTAATTTGTTCACCTGTTGTAAATGGATAAAGCGTAGCATCATGTTCTGTTGCTTCTATGTCTACCAATCCATCTGGTCTTAGTTTTGATCCAACTACTCTAAATGTATCTAAATTAAGATCTAACACTGTATCTGTTACGCGAATAATATCACCAACTTCTACTTCTAGTAATTCTTGACTTGCTTGAAAACTAATTGTGCGTTGCTTTCTTGATTTGTCATAGATCATTTGTGCAAGGTCTCTTGCAATCGCTTTGTTTGTTAGTGTGTGAAAAGTAAATTCACCTGTTAGCAATTCATCATTGTCTATGGTTTGGTCACCATCTACATCATGCACAACCTGTTGGTTTGTAAAATCTTTGTCAGGATCAATATAGTTTACAATAACTTGATTGTATTTAGAACCTTTTCTTTCACCTGTAAGACTTATACCACCTATGATTTCTGATTTGTCTACATCATATGCAACATTTACACTAGTAGAACTTATGTCAGTAGCATTGCCACCATCTTCAACTTTTAGTTTGTATCTACCCTGTATAAAAGGCATTATACCTCTACAACCTGCTGTAAGAGCTTTTACATTGTCTAAAACTTTTTGATCTGTGCCAACAACAGCATTTAAGGTTAGTGCTCTACCACTCTGTCTGTTTGAATACCTTACAGTTTGCTCATATTTGTTAGCGGCAATCTTGAAAGTGTCTGCATTGATTTCTGTTGTGCTTAGTCCAACACCATATCTTGAGTTTTCAAGATAATCTAACAAACAACTTGCAGGATTTATTTGATAGCTCTTTGATCTTGAACTATAACTACCGCTTAGATTTAGGCCGCCCCCATGCGTTCTAACATCATAAACTTTTTTACCATATACATCAAATTTTGCTTGAGGTATACCACCTGAGAAAGGATTGTTATCTGCATCCTCTTGTGTTTTAATTTCTTTCCATTCATAACGGATAACAGCATAAGCAAGTCCTGGTAATTTTCTTTGTTTCTTACCCCAACTAGCACTTTCATTTGCTAGACTGCTTTGTCCTTGACCTTCTGTTCCATTGAATACTTGTAATTTTATTCTGTCTTTGTATCTTGTAGAAGTTATTGTGTAGGTTTGACCATGTGTGTATTTGCCTCCACTAGGTTTAGGTAATTCAACATCGTTGATTAGGATTCTACCAACACCTTCTATTTCACCTTCACATAGTGCATATACAACATACAAATATTTGTTAGATGTGCCATTTGTTTCTGTAAAGATGTTAGATCCACCTACTCTACGAAAACCATACACAACAGGCACTGCAACATTTGTGCCTTGTTTTGTAACCTGCACACCTTGTGCTTCTGAACCTGGATCAGGAACTTGTGGTGTATCTAGTGCGCCAAAAGGATTGATTACAAATCCAATTACATCACCTACAAAGTTTACTACCGCTTTGACAACGCCAACGACGACTTTTACAATGCCTTTGACAATATCTTTTACTGCATCAACTACGCCGCCCATTCACTGCTCCCAATTTCTTTCACAAAATGATAACCTACTTCATTCATCTGTCTTTTTTCAAAGTAGTTGCTACATGCTTCTACATAATCTTCATTTTGTTCATAATGTTTGTTGTATGCCATAACACTGGCCTGCATAAAGAAACAGTTGTTCTCTAAGAACCAAGTTTCTAGTGTGCTTACCATGTCATCTATCAACATTTTATTTCTTATTTCTGGCAATAGAAATAGAAACAATAATTCTCCATATCTTTTGCCATTCCATAATTTTTCTTTGATGGCACCCACAGCATAACCAACCAATCTACCACCTTGTTCAACCACTATAGGTTGCATATGTTCTGCAATCATCATTTGTTTGATTTGTTTTTTCAAATAGGCACGGTCAATGTCATCATGTCCTGCTTGTCCACTGTCCTTGCAATGTGCAATGCTTAGATCAACTAATTTTTCTAAATCATCTACTCTAGGTTCTCTAATCATTACTTCTTACCCCATTTGATATCTAACAATGGTTCATGTGAATATTGCATACCAAAGTCTGTTGGATGTTCTTTTTGAAAACTTCCTAAGTTAGTCCTACGACCAGTTTTCTTTTGGAAGTTTGTAAACTGTGAATTAACTTCTATTGTAAGTGTTGCAGTTTCTTTTGCATCTTCAATTCTATATCCTGCAATCTTACCTTTGAACAATAGTATTGCTTCATCACCTGCTGAATCACCAATTAGTGTGTTGTCAGTAGGATCAATAAAAACTCTACGCACTTCTACATCTTGGTTTATTTGATTTGAATTTGCAAGTGTTTGCACAGTAGATAAATCTAAAGCACTAACAATAATATTGATTGATGTAATCTGTAGATCAGCAGTTTCTGATGTTTCGCTTATACCTAAAAATTGTCCTTGTGCAGTGTAAGTGTCACCGTCATAGGTTACATCAAAAGGACCATCTGTATAGTAAAGATCTGAAGCGCCATATACACTGATGTGTATAAGTGTAAAACTTGTTAAACTATCTCCAGCGAGATAACTGTTTTGGTTCGCACTTAGACCTCTGGTCATTATAATACCTCTTCAACATCTATTTCATATGCTATTCTGTTGTCAGTTCTATAGTTGAACTCTTGTATGTCATTTGACAATATCATTCTAAAAGGCACATTTGTTGTTGTAATGCTTTCTGTGTTACTAACATTCTCAACAAGTGCTGGTGCAATGCTTACATCTACATTGCCACTGCCATTTGTTGTTGCATCTGCTGTAACCATATAAACTTTTGTATGATTTGTAAAGCGTATTACATCACCTGCTTTTAGAACAACAGTTGAATTTTTATTTGTGCTTATAGATACTGCTGTAGCACTTGCACTTTGATTACCATTTACTGTTGCTGTCAATGTGCCAGGATTATCTGCTTGACTTGTGCTTACAGTAGGAATAACAATGTCAAATTCATTTAATGGACCTTGTGCTAGTGCAACAAATGCCTGCACTGGTCTAAATTCAGCAAGACTCATAACAGGAAATGCAAGTGTGCCACTCCAAAGTGTTGTAGAATTAGTTGCGCGGATTACTCTACCACTTGCTGTTTGTGTTTTTTTAGTAATTGTATTTTGTTTAAAGTTCGCCGCTGAAAAACCTGGTGAACTTGGAAATGTTCCTATGACTGCCATTATACTACTCCTACTCTACCTTTCTGCTGAATTGCATTGTTAATAATACCTGTAATAGTTCCTCTTCTACTAATTAACAGTTCGTCAAAACCTTCTGCATCAACTGTGGAGATGTTAAAGTTTACTACAACAGAATCTTGGTTGCCACCCATGCCTTCAATTGCTTGTGCAACTTCTCTTGGTATAACTGTGCTAGGTTGCTTAGGAACAATTAGCTCTGGTCCATCTTCACCAACAACTGCTTGTTCACCAATTGCAAGAGCACCACCTCTTTGTCTACCAGTATACTGTTGACTTCTAATTGCGGCCACTTGTGCAAAACCACTAGCTACAACTGCCGCCGCCGCTATAAAGTTAAATGGTGGTGGATAAGTTGCAAGTGCTTTGGTTGCACCAGCGTATGTGTTCATAATTGCGTTTGCAATATTGAATGCTTTTGCCGCTTCAAATGCTTTTTTGTTTGCTGTGCCTAGTGCATCAAAAAACTTACCAGCTTGTTGAATACCAAATTGATATTTTTCAAATTCTGATTTCTTTTCAAATTCTATTCTGTCATTTACAATGCCTTCTGTTCTTTCTTCTTGACCTTTGCGTTGTAAAAATTCTTTATCACTTGCACTTAATTGTTTTGCAATAGCACTTTCGCTTGCACGAAGTCTTTTTTGTAGACTTTGCATATAGTATGAATCTTGTCTATCTTGAGCTTCTTTGAATAACCTTTCTATCTCCATATTGTAGGCCATATTCAAAGATTGTAGTGCTTGTAATCTTTCTTCTTCTTTTTTGTAACTAGCTTCTGCAATAGCATCTTGACTATCAGCATATGCTTTTTCTAATTCATTTAGAGATTTAACAAGTGCAAACGGATCTAAAGAAGTTGCCGCTTTTGTTAGATCTTCTTGAATTTTTGCAAGGCGTTTTGTAGTTTCTGCTTGCTCTTTGATACTTGCAGTAGCTCTGTCAGTGTTACTAACAATTTTAGGAAGTTGTATGTTAGTTTCTTCTAGTGCATCATTTTTAAGAATAGTTGCTTCATATTCTTTTCTTGCCGCGGCCTGTGCTTCATCATAACTTAGACCTGCTTCTTGATATGTCTTTGTAAGATCTGCTAATAAACTATTACTTGCTTCTGTTGCCTGTTGCACAAGTTCACTTGTGCTGATGTATTTTGTAAGTTCTTCAACATTTTCTTCTACTGCTAGACTTACAGCATTGAAACCTTCTACAGCAACATCTGCAACAGCATTACGCATACTTTCACTTGTTGCTTTTATAATTGGATCCATACCTAAGAAGTCAGCAATAGCATTGATACCATCAATTATGCCATTTACAAAACTGTCAAATGCATCAGTAACTGTTCTTATAATTTTGTGGAAACTGTCTTTTAAGAATTTGCCAACTGCCGCAAACACTTCACCAAGTTTGTTCATAACAGCACTAACTTGTGCAATGGTTCTACCTAAACCATTCTCCATGCTTAGATATGTGATTGCACTGGCGGCCGCTACAGCAATTAGTCCAATAGGATTTCTTGCTAGTGCAATAGTAAGAGCTTTGACTCCTTTGGTTACACTAGATAAGACTGCTACTAATCCTGCACCACCTAATACTGCTATTGCAATTTGTGCACCTTCTAAGAACAATGCAAAATTAAAGTTTGTTTCTTTTAAGAATTTTGTAAATTGAAATACTGCAAATCCTAGATTTTCACCTATTTGTCTTGCTAGGGGAACAACTCTTGCCAATGCATCATTTAGTAGATTGACAAGTTCTGTCATTGCTCCACCAAATCCACCTGCACCTACTGCGTCTTGAACATTTTGGAAACCAATCTGCATGTTTGATAATGCAGTTGATAGGTTGTTTACTCTTTCAGCTGTTGCACCGCCAAAACTTTCATTCAATCCTTCAACAAGTGCATCTGTAATTTTTTGTGCACCTTCAGCAGTCTTACCAAACTCTGATATTTCTAATCTAGTGATACCTAACTGTTCTTCTAGTATACGGAATACAGGTATACCTCTATCTGCTAGTCTGTTAAGTTCTTCTAGACCTAAACCACCTGATGTAGTTCTTGCAAATAGATCTGTAATGGCAGTCAACGAACCTATTTGATCCGTTGTTACTGCCGCTGTATCTGTAAATGTAGTAAGAAGTTGTTCTGTAGGTTCAATACCAGCGGCCTTTAGTTTTATAAAAGTCTCTGATAGTTGATCAACACCAAACTGTGTTTTTGTTGCAAACTGACTTACAAAATCAAATGCTTCTGCACCTGCTCTTGCACTTCCTGTAACACTTGTTAGTGCTGTTCTTAGATCTTGAAATCTTGCAGTTGTAGCAATGACACCTCTTACGAGATTGGCACCACCAATAGCACCTAATGCCGCGGCCGCAAGGCCAGCAACCTTATTGACACTTAGTAAACTACCTTCTAAACCTTGTAAACGCCTATCAATATTACCTAAGGCATTTTTGGTTTTATCGTTTACGCGGACGTCTATTGTTTGTGTTGCCATGCTTCATTGTCTCCTGTTGGATACGAAAATATTCATACCACAATTTTATTTCAAGGACGCTGAGTTGCATTACTTCTTCTATGCTCTTGCCTAGAGTTTCTGCTATTCTCATTAGCAGTTGTAACTCAACATCCTGTTTTAGTTTTTTTCTACACCCTCATATTCTTGGGTAGCAGAATTCAACTTGCCTGCAACTCTTAATAACACTGCTGGGTCAGCTTCATACATTAACATGTTACGATCTGAACTTTGGAACAATGGTTTGCCATCTGGATCTAATGCTTTTAGAATGATGCTTTCAACCAATGCTTCTACAGTCTTACCTTGTTGCTGTAAACTTATTATTTTAGATTCTACAGCAAAGCTGTATGCACTTTTATAGAAGATGTCTGTCTTCCATTCATCTACTGTTACTTTGTTTAAATCACCACCAAGTTTTTCCTTGAAGTGGGTTTTTATGTTGTCCTTTAGACTCATTTATATCTCCTTCTAGATATCTCCCTTGTGGTAGGTCCTAGAATACCACGAGGTGCTTGTTTGGATCGCCCTTTTTCTAGGTATGGTATGTGTTGGACACGGTTGGCAATGCGGATATCGTCACCCACATTTTCACGACGCCAACCTGCTCTTGCAGTGCCCTTGTCAATTGGTGTGTTGCGTTTTGCAACAACCAGAGTATCGTCAGCGATCTCGCCCATAATACGGTCTTTTTCTCGTTCAAGACCGCGCATGGTTTCTTTTATCCCGTGAACGGATATGCTAATCATAGATTATACGCTCTCTATGTCCATAGCGCCTGTTCCTTGGAAAGAAACACTTGCTGTGATTAAGTCATCAAATGATGCTGTTCTTGAAACAGATGTTACAAGCACTTGACCTGTAAATTTTTCACCTGTTGCAGTTGATGGATAAAACTCAACATAGAGTGCACCATCGTTGTCAGGACGGAAAGCATCGCCGTATGTTGCATCACCTGAGTGAGTGCTATCATAGACTACTTCCATAGTTCCTGTAAACTGGTGTAGACCAGCTTTGTATGTTCTTGCCGCGTCGCCCATAACAGTGTCTTCAATCACATCTTTTGTGTGTTCAACTGTCCAGGAACGAACTTCAGCAACTTGTGCTTCACCAGCGGAATCGCTTCCAATGTATACAGCACCGTTTTCACCTGTAAATGTCGCCATAATTTAGTCCTCCTTTTTGGCAGTTTCATCATCGTCAATGAAACCTTCTTCTGAGTCTGCCCAATCTTCTTGTGCAGGATTCCAGTCGTCAGTCTCCTCAACGACTTCTGAAGTCACTTGAGCGTCAGCTGTAATTTTGTTCTTACTTGCTTTAGCTGGTGACTTTTTTTCAGGAGCAGGTTGTTTTTCACTCCAACCTAACTCAAGAAATCTTTGTAGACGATCGCTTTCAACTTTTTGCCAAGCATCGTCTTTGTATATTTTTACATATTTTATTGGCATTATACTGCTCCTTTAGTGAATGAATATTGAACTTCAGCAGTCAAAACAAATTCACCTAATGGTGCTGTTCTTTCTATGATTTCAATATTTGTTACATGAGTAGTTGAGGCCCTAGCTGTTGCTAGTTCTCTGTCTCTATTGGCATTGAGGGCCTCTTCAATGCGTTCAATAAGTAAATTTCTTTTTTCGTCTACAGTTTGGACAAAACCTTTTCGTCCATCTGAACGCACGAATCCTCTAATAGTCACCTCCATGGTGCCTCTTCTATAACCGCCCATTGCACGGTCTTCGCGAGTTTCGTTGCCGCTTGTAACCAATACAGCGGGAAACTGTGTAATTGCTAATTTTTCTAGATCAAAAGGTTCTCTAGTAATGAAACTAGGTCTTGGTGGATCCATGTCCTCCAACACTTCTATTATGTTTTTGATTATATCTTCTCTGTTTGACATTGCCTACTACCTTTTTAGGCGTAGGTAATGAGTAGGTTCTCTTTCAGCAGTATCTACTGTGCCTGAACTATCTGCATCATATTCCACGCCATCTCTAAGAACAAGATCTAATTCACGAGCATATTCTGCTCTGTAAAAGTCCATTTTTCTTTCAAACAGATCTGTTTCTGGTTCAAATTTTGCTAACTTTGGATAAATGTGGAAACCTAACGCATGATAACACGCCGCACGAGTAAGTTGACTTGCAGTAAACAAGTCTTCATCTGGTTCTTGTTGTCCAGAAGCAAGATATTTTAGATCATATAGGCCAGTTTGATATGTAGGCCACCATTGTATTCGTAGATCTCTGAATACATCGTTTTGTGCTTTTGTTAGTTCGTCAGTGAAATCAGGTATACCAAAAGAAAGTATATCTGGTTCGTATTCTTCTACATCAGTAATCGTCGCTAATGTAATTGCCATGAGGTTCTGCCTCCTTAAAATTAAAGGTGATAGTCCTTCTATCTACCCAAGTTATTTGTTATAATGTTATTTAGCAGTTAGTATGATTTACCCTATGATATGAGGGTAAAAGGTAAGAAAAGGGCCCGTAGGCCCTTTCCTCTATGGTATATTTGCTATACTATTTCTAAAGGATATTAACAAATAGCACAGTTATTTATTATAACTGAGCGTCTCCAATAATACCAACGCCATAAGCGTCAAATAGTTCACCTACTCCGTAGGCCATAGAACCTACATATTCAGTTGCTCTTAAAGAAGCATCTCTTTGCTCTTCAATACGCATGTTACGCTTAACCATGTAACCAATAGCATCTGAAGACATTGCCGCACCAACAAATGCACCAGCTGAGTCGCCAGTTACAACAGTTGATTCAAAAATGTCAATACCAGCTATTCTACCAACGAAACCGTCTTGTAGCGCAATGTTACCTACATCACTTAGGTTGTGTGACATAGTTGCACCTGCGTTAGTTAACTGTTTCTTGATTTGGAATGCTTGGTATGGATGTAGCACAGCTACATATGGTCCAGGAGCATTGTTGTTTCTTAGTGTTGCCGCCGCTTTGAATAAGTCTTCAATAGTGATTTCTGCCGCACCTGATCCAACAGTGTTTGAGAAACCGCTGAATAATGCCGCTAAATCTTCGTCAACTTTCTTCGCCATGCCTTCACCAATCTGACGACCAATTGCCGCCGCAACATCTTCTGCCGCGCCTTCTCTTGCGATGTCAGTTAGTGTAACATTCACGCCAACTTCTGCCGCTGTTAGTGTAGCAACATCTGTTGAGAATGAAGTTGGACTTGAAAGGTCTGTGCCTTCTGCAACACCTGCCGCCGCGATAGTTCCGTATTTTGGAATCTGCGCAACAAGACCTGGTGTGTTTGTCATGTCGTAATTTCTTACCAGCGGACGAATGACTGTCTGCTCACTTAGTGTGAACAAGGCCGCTTGAACTATATTTGCATATAGATCATTTAAGGTAGTTGTAGTTGAAACTGCCATTTTTGTCTCCTTGTGTCAGTTTATATTCTTACACCTTTTGCTTTCATTATCTCACGATACTGTAAGCGGTGTTCTGGATTATTCATGTCCAGTTTTGTTACATCATTGTCTACCACAGGAGGTTGTTTACCTACACCTTGTCCTGTTCCAGCACCAGTTGGTCCTGCTTGGACGAAATGCGGATTTGCTGTAAGGAATTCATTTACTAGGGTAGATACAGATAATGGATTACCACTTTCGTCATATCTAACCTGGCCATTTGCATCAATGACATCAACAGCACCTGCTTCATTTAGCTTAATTTGCGATTTCAACAGTTGCACCACTTGTTGTGGATTTACTGCTTTTGCCGCACTTGCTTCATTTAGCAATGCACCATCAACTTTGATAGTATGCAATTCAGTTTCATACTGTTGAATTTTGCCTGTGAATTTCTCCGCCTGCTCTTTCAACAATTTTTCAAACTCGCCGCGTTTTTCTAATTCTTCTTGGCGTGCTTGTTCCTGTTTGCCTACTAGCTCATTGTATAGATCAAGATCAACATTTGAATATTTCTTTTCAAACTTTGCTCTTTCTCTTGCTACCCTTTCTGCTACAATACGATTTACATCATCTTGTGACAGTGAAGGTTCTTCCTTAACAGTTTCCTGTGTGTTTGCGACCTGCTGTTCTGTTTGTGGAGAAGCAGTTGTCTCCGTTTCATTTACCGCTGATTCTGCGTTCATTTTATTACCTCTTTCGTTATGAGTTGAGTCTACTCCCTGCCCTCATAAGCAGTATGTTATTATTTATACAAATGTATAAAAAATCCTTTATTTACGACGTCTTCCGCCGCGCATAGGTTTTCTTCCACCACGCATTGATTTCTTTTTGTCGTCTTTTTTCTTCTTTCTTCCACCACGCATTGCCATGATAGTCCCTCCTAATCTTAGTTTAAACTTGCGTCTACTAGGACGCTCTCCTACTACACCACCTAGAGTTGAACTTGTAGATACTGTCATTTTTTCAATATCCTTTTGGCCCAACTTAGTCCAGCATTACCACCCCAACCTAAGTATGCTTGGGTGCCTGGTGTATTCTTGCCTGGTTTGTAGTATGCCTTTGCCCTACTAAGATAACTGAATGTGCGTTCTACTGTTTGTAGACTAACATTCTTACCTTTGGCGAATTGATTAGCTCTGGCCAATCCAACTGCTGTCATGCCTTTAGCACTTTTGGGTGCCCTCTCCCTTAGTGCTAGTGCTTTCTTGGCATTTCGTTGCATTTGTCTAGTAGGTCTAGGCATATTTCCCCCACGCTCTGCTGTTCTACATCACCATGTTGGCAACAACTGCAATCAGTTGTGTAAACACAACCAATGCAACAGCGCCTAGTATTTTTTTCATGGTGCTTAAATCTTTTTCCATATGACGTAAATGATTATCTAAAACTAGATCTAATTTTTGTTCTAGCAGTGAAAGTCTTTTATCTAAATCTTCATACTGTTTCATCTTCAAAATCCTCCACTAATGTATAATCATTTATTGAATGCATTCTTTCAAGAATCTCTTTTCTTCTTGCTCTGCACAAATGGAATAGCGTTAAAAGGTTTGCTCTAGCTCTACGGCCTGCTCTTTTACTATTCTTTTGTTCAAACTTATGGATGTTTGTATTGTAGTCAGCGAGAACTTCTCTGATCTCTTTTTCAAGACCAAAAATAAATTCTCTATCTGGCACATACTTACCCATTGTCCTGTTCACCGTTTGTAAACAAAGCACCTAGCTCTGGATGCAAGTTTTTGATTTCTTCATCTGTGTAACCTGCTTCTACCATTTCTCTAAGATGTGTTACTAGATCATCTGCACTTGTAACAGGTGCATGTTCTACTAAGTCCTTAGCTGGTGCTGGCATTTCTTCAATTGATTCTTCAGTGATAGTTTCGTATATTCTGTTGTCAATTTCTTTATTGATTCTACTATCACCAATGTTTGCTTCTTTTGCTAGTTTTAACATAGCAATATCATTTGCTTTGTCTTGTATTGAGAAGCTACGTGGATATTCAATGAATCCATCCCATCTGTTACCTTGATAGATAGACCATAGTCTCCATAGTTGTTCTTCTGCATGTTCTAAATTCATTGCAAAGTCAGCAAGTCTAGCGTTTAGCATTTGGAATTCTGTTTGTAAACCAATGCCTGACAATCTACGACTTTCTATACTTCTTATACCACCTAGGTTGGCCATTCTATCAATTGAATCTACTTTTTTAGTAATGCTGTCTAGCACTGCTTCAATTGATGCACCATCTGGTTGTAGCAAATAAGGTTTTAGTCCTGGATCCATACCTTGTGGCATTTGCACAATAGATCCTGCGCCTGCACTTGCTTCAGTGTCTGCTGTTTTTACAAGACTTGGGTGGTTAGTAAGTCTAATAATTTGTTCTATTTCTGAATTGAATTCGTATATTTCTTTTTGAACATCTGCAATATCACCTACTGCACTTATACCTACACCACGCACACTGCTTCTTTGTGCATATACACAAATAGCAGGAACACTACCTAAGTCATTTGGAAGTGTTTCAATTAGTTCACCTCTTTTGTCGTCACCGTCAATAAGGTAAATGTTTACTTCAGTAGGTGTGTATTCTCTAATATACTGTTTGTTTTCAATTATTTCTTCTTTAACTTTAAGATAGGTAAGTCTATATAAACCATTTGTTTCTCTTGTGTATTCCCAATCTAAAACATTATCAGGAGTAAACAAACTAACATAAGGTCTAATACCTTGATCTAATTCTTCTGCTCTTGTGCCTACTTGAACATTGCTTTTGTCTACAATTATCCAACAGTTACCGTATACCATTGAGTATGCACTAACATCACGCATGAAAGCAGTGAAACTTCTACCATCAAGATCTGCATCTGCAAGGAAAGGTGCAAGTCCTGGATTAGTTTCTATGCTTCCAAAATCTCTTTTGATGTCTTTGCGGAACAAGAAACTGTTGTAGATGCCTACAACACTTTTAACATGATTATCAAGTCCTACTTGGCGTAGTCTTTTTTCATAATCATCTCTTGATTCGTAATAGTATGGTTCTAAGTATCTACCTGCGTAGTAATCAAAACCTCCATTGTAGCTGTCCCCTAAAAAGGTCCAACGATTTACATAATATTTGTATGCATCATGCGCTTCAGTGATATAATCTACTGCATACCTACTGTCGCCTTTGATGACTCTGTCTCTAATAACGGGCATCTAACTCCATCTCCTTGCTGTTGCGGTATCTCCAGAAAATGCCCAACGCTGTGGTGTTGAATCTTCCATTTTAGTATGCAGTGGATATAGGAAATCAACAAGATAACCTACTGCATCTGCCATATGGTCTAATTCTCCATCTTTTTCTATTATAGATGTGCCTGGTTTGTATACCATTTTTTCTAAACTATTTACAATTTGCTTACATTTAGGATCAATGAACAAGGATCTTATGCCATCTGCGCTTTGCAGTTTAGCGTTTACACTGTTTACCCTATCTCTAATAGGTGTGTGTGCATTTCTTACTTGGACCGTAAATCCTGCATTTTGTAAAATACTAATATCTGTTTTGCCTCCAGCAGATGTTTTTCTTTGTCTTCCTGCTGGATCAGGATACATAACAATTCTTGACTTTGGATATCTGCGTTTTAATTCATCACAAACTTCATCTGTGTTTGAACCACGCATACATATTTCATCAATCATATAAATTGTGTTGTTTTCAATTACACTTATACAAACACTCATAGGATCTACGTTGAAGTCAATACCACAGTGTATTTCTCTAGTGTCCATGCCTTTGCATTCACGCAATGAAACTTCTCTACTAAAATTATAATATACCACACCTGAATAAGTTGTAAAGGTTGCTAGATATTCTTGTTCAAATGTTCTTTGATCCATATCACGCTTTGCTTGGTTTACTTCATCTTCACTTACCATGCCACCTTCTAGTGTAGTATACATGAAACTATCCCAATCACTAGTAGCATCTGCCATTGTATACATGTCATGACTCCAACTACCAACGCCTCTTGGTGTGCCTGTAAACAACGCATGTCCTTGTTTGTCAGAAAGTGTTGGTCGTAGAACTTCAGTCCAAGTCTTTGGATCTATATCTTGGAATTCGTCTAAAACTATAAAGTTCAAACCTACACCTCTCAAACTATCTGGTGCATCAGCACCTTTTAAATAAATCTTTGATCCGTTTTTCAAACGCAACATCAATTCTGCTTCATTTGTTGCATCAACCCATCTTAAATCTTTCAATTTAGTTTTGAGTTGATCCCAAACAATATTTTTTGCCATCCTATAACTAGGCGCTACATACCAAACCAATTGATCTGGTTTGCTGGCATATCTAGCAAGTTCACGCATTGCTACATGTGTCTTGCCAAATCGTCTTCCTGTAACTGCTACACGAAAACGACTGTCTGAATCACAAATTGTTTTTTGTGGTTCACTTAGAGGCACTATTTGTCCTCCAAAATCACTTCAAATGCCGCACTAACTGCGGAAGTTGCACTTGCCTTTGCTTGTATTTCTATATCAAGTTTTTCATCAACAACAGTTGGTATAAAAAAGTTCTTTTCCATGAATCCACCTCTTGTTGTTACAAACGCTTTGGTGTTAAAAACACCACCACTATTTTTTGTAATTAATCTAACTTCATTTTCTAAATCTTTTGAACTACCAACATCTAGTTGCACAACATAAGCTCTTTTACCTGCAGGCACTGTGTATAAGGCCATTAGTGTTTGACCTTGTCCAATACTAATAATTGCGGCACTTTTTGAATCTGCTGTTATTGTAATTGCACCTATGTTGGTGTTGCCAGTTGGATGTGTTACAAGTTGTGCTCTAAATATTCTATAAAATTCTACAGTGCCTGCTGAACCACCTATCGTAAGTGTTTCTTCAACAGGATTATAACTTGAGTCTAAACCTTGAACTAAAACTGTGCCTGTATTGTCACCTGAGTTTGAACTAGTTGCTGTTGCTGTGCCAGCACTTGCAATATAGGTATAGACATTGTTGCCATCCCATATAGTTTCATAACCTGTGCCAACTGCTGAATTGTAACCAAACTTGTATAAACCTGATAGGTCTGTATATAGACCTCTGCGTATACCTACGCCAACAGGTGCATTGAAATTATGTTGAAAACTGCTTATGTCACTCATCTTAGTCCTCCCATGGAAGCGGTGCTTTGTTTTCGCTGTCCTCAGGTGTATCTTTCATACCTAAGTATTGCTTAGATAAAAAGATTTGCACTCTAGTATCACCATTCATTGCTTTTTCCCACATTGCACGGCGTAAACTTTTCTTACCTTCTTCTTTTCCTTTGGCAATAATTTTACTAAATCTACGATTGAGTGTTTCAACAGTAACACCACACACTTCAGCTATCTCTTGAGGTGTGCATTGTATACATGCCAGCTTGTAAACAAGATCACGATCTATTGTTTTATATTTTTTCTGTTGTAGTGGTTTTTCAGTCATTATAATTGCCTCTCCACTACTTTAATTCTAATATTCCTACTGTCTTTTTTGTTGTTGTCAGTAGTAATACGATATTCTACGTTGTATATGTTTCCTGCTGTGCCACCACTTAAATTAGCAGTCGCGACATAGTCAGTGTTACCTGTGCTGTCCAGTGCTAGTGGAGATGCGTCACCTGAAATGGTTTCTACATTAACACTTAAGACACTTATAACTTCTCCTGTTGGCATCCAATTTGTCCAATCAAGAGAATAGTCTAACACAGCGAAGGGGTCTTTTTCAATATAAACGCCTACGCGGTCAGTCTTAAAACCTGTCAGTGTGGCCATTAACCTTCTCTCCTATCTAGGAAACCGTCATTTTCAACCAATGCTGTCTTTTGAACCTTAAGATTTCTTGTTTCAGATGGCACTGTATAACCACGAGTTTCCTGTTCTATTGTATTTACACGATTCTCAGTTTTTAGGGTGTAATTCCGTGTTTCTTCGCCTATTTCTTGCGTTCTTGACTCAATTGGAACTGTGTATACCCTAAATGGATCAATGTTATAGATTGTTAATGCTGTAAGTTGTGTTACAAATGCATTCAATCTAAGATCTGCTACGCCTAAAAGTGTGCCTGCTAGAGTTGTTATTGAGAATGAGCTGTCTAAGCTCAAGTCGTCTGGGCCTTTGAATTGATTTGCGTCTACTGTAAGTGTGCCTGAGCTTGCCTTTAGTATAGTTGGACCAAATATTGCACTTTCATTTGCTGTAAATCCAAATACACCTGTTAGTGTTTCAGTGATGCCTCTTATTCTAAAGTCATCACTTGTAATTGTTGTTGTTGCTACTGCATCTAGTGTTGCATCACCACCATTTAATTTTCTAGGTGTTGTTGTAACAGTAAATGTAGAACTTAGTGTAGCATTGCCATCTACTTGTATAATAGCACTTGCATCTAGTGTTGCTACTGCATCTAATGAAGGAGCAACATCAAAATCTGCTGTTCCTACTACACTAACACTTGCTACTGCGTCTAGTGTAGCATTGGCATCTAAAACAAAATTGCCTGTAACTGCTACACTTGCAAAATTGTTTACAGTTAGATCTGCGCCAGCTGTAAAGTTCTCATCAGTTGATAATGAGAAACTAGAACTTAGTGTTGCTTCACCTTCTGCTGTTACAAATGCACTGACATCAAATAATGGACCCCAATATTCACTGCGTGGATTTGCCCATGTGTCACCTTCTTGCCATTGAACTTCATCACCTGGTGTAATTAGTTCTGCTTCACCACTTAGTGTAGCGACTGCATCTGAACTTAGACTTGCAACAACATTTACTGTGGCGCTTTCCTCAGAAATTATGTTTGCAACGATTGTGCTAGATAACACACCATCTATTGTAGCACTAGCATTTCTAGTTGCTACAAGATCACTTGAAAGTGTAGCACTTGCACTTGCACTGCTTACACCACCATGTGTTATTACTGCACTTTGACTGGTTGTAAATGCACTTGAAATAGTGCTGTCACTGCTTCTTGTTCTATCAGCATCTACTGTGACTGTTCCGCTACTGGCCTGTAGGACTGTGCCTTGTTTTATATTTGTAGCATCTGCCGTGACGGTTGCGTTGACGCTAAGAACAGCATCTGCTGATACTATTGCGCCTACATAATTCGCATCTACATAAAGATCTTGGTCTGTGCCAACAAAGTTAGCATCAACATAACCAGATTCTAAGTAGTCGTTATTTGCAATTACATAATCCGCCATGGGTAGGTCCCCTTAGATGCGGATTATGCTAATGTTACTGTTAAATTGCCACTAGTGATTTGGAATGTGTCACCAGACTCAATAGTCTTTGAAGTAGATAGAGCACCGTAGAACAGAACATTGCCTGATGTTAGTGCATCCATTACTGCTACATGGGTAATTGTTCCCCAGTTATTGTCTGTAGCTGTTGGAAATGTAACATTGGCATCTGTTGATACTGAACCACCACTAATAGTTCCAAATGAAGCACTTTGGCGAGCGTATGCTCCACCACTGCATTCATCTGTGATAGTTCCTGCTTCTAAATTTTCGCTTGTTAGACCAGCTGAATCATCAGCGTTGAACAGAGCGACATATACTGTGCTTGGTGCACTGGTTGTCTGCGAGTTTGCTTTCAACCAAAAATCAAGTGTGCGATCTTCTGTGTAATTGCTTGCGGCACTCATTTTTGTCCTCCTATATAGGTTTTTTAATTGTTAGTTGCAACATTGTTATTTATTGTTTAGGCAAATTTATGGACTAAAAGTTGTGCGTTTGAGTCATTTCTAGTGGGCGTGCTACTGCTGTTGACCCTATAACTAATATTTGTTGCACTGCTTAGTTCAAAACTTACTGCATCACGATATAAAGAAGTCCCAGTTGTGCCAATTTCAAATACTAGATGTTGTCCTAACTGTGAATCAGCATCTTCATCATGAATAAGGGCAGTTGTTCCTTCACCAACTATCTTAGGTAGCGGTGTCAAAATGTATTTGCCTGCTGGTAAACTAAAAGTGTAGGTGCTGTTAGTGATTAAACTGTCTAAATCTGCACTTACTGTGACTGCTTTTCTATAGATGTTACCACTTACATTTTGTTCTGTGTTAGTTGCAGTAATAACGGCAAATTTTTGTGTTACACTGTCAGTTAAATGATCAATAATCTCATTTACGTTGTCAATGTTTTGTTTTATGTCAGGTCTTGCGTTGGAGATTAAATCTGTGCCAGCGTCTACGTTGGCAGTTGATGCTTTAGTTGAAGGTATTCCCATATTTTATCTCCTAGTTATCGTCAAGTATTCTTGTGGCGCCATCTGTGCCATTTAGATGAAACAATGCTATTGTATTTGCGTCATTTTTGAATGCAGTAGTTGGTGCACTGAATCCTGCTGTGTATCTTGCTGTGTTACTGACTCTTATTTCATCAATATGTCCACGCCAAGATTTTGTTCCGCCTCTATCAACACCAAATGTGTATTCAGTATTGCTAGACCAGTCTCCACTATCACTGTATGCGCTACCTTCTTGACTGCCATCTACATATAGTTTGACATCGCCAGCACTGTCTCTTACAAGAGCAACATGATACCATGTGTTGTTACTGATTGCTGTGGTTCCTGTTATTCTAAGTGTTTCACCTGTGCCTGTTGCGTATTCAAATCTGTTGTTTGTATCATCATAATACAAACATTGTCCACTGTTACCATTGAACACATACTGATTTCCTGTGATATCAGTATCTTTCCTTACAAAAGCTTCTACTGTAAATTCGCCTGTGCCAATTGTGTCAAAAGGACCTTCATCTCTAGCAATAAATCCGTAGTATTGAGCACTTTGATACCAACTTGATCCACCAAATTTAGACTGTGCAGTATCAATCTCACCACCAAATACTTCACCTATGTTAACAGGCACTCTCTTACCATTGTCATCAAAGAATTCATTTGAATTATTTTCACCATCCATATGCACTAACAACAGTGTGTTACTATCATTAACAAATGCACTAGTGTCAGGTGTAAAATTACTTGTGTATCTTGCGGTGTTTGATACGCGGAATTCATCTATGTGTCCATCATTCGTATTTGATGTGTTCACAATACCGCCTATTGCACCATACCAATCTGAACTGTAGTCTGTTGAATCTGTAGAAGTTTTAACACTTGTGCCATCTATATACAGTGTTGCTGAAGTTCCTGATCTTACCAGTGCAAAATGATACCATGTGTTTGCTGACACAGTAAGACCTGTTGTTTCTTGCCATGTAGCATTTGCAATGTATCTCCATTGTCCTGTAGATGTTCTCAATTGAAATGCTATACCACCTGTGTATGTTCCACTTAGTCCTGTAGATGAATTTGGTGTTAATTGGAAAATACCATTGAATGAACTTAGATTTGCAATTCTAACTCTACCTTCAATAGTATAATCTCCTGTGCCAATTGCAGGTATTTTGTCAATTTTGAGATAGTCGCCTGAACTTGCACCTCTAGTATCTAAACTTGTGCCGCCAAATACATTTTGTGAAGTATCTATATCTGCACCACTTATTGCTGTTAGTCCAATAGGCAATCTTTCACCATTGTCGTCTATGAATACCGTTGAAGCATCAGTTCCGTCCATGTGCATCAACATCAATGTATTTGAGTTGTCATTTGTAAAAGGTGTTGTTGATGGTGTAAATCCTGCTGTGTATCTTGCTGTTGACGAAATACGAACTTCATCTATATTACCAATAAATCCGTCACTTCCTGAACTGTTTAGTGCTCCAAGAACGCTGTCAATCTGTTGCACACTTGGTGAACCTGTTCCTGAACCGTCTTCTGTGCCATCAATATAAATTTTGAAACTACTGCCATTTCTTACCCAAGCAATATGTTGCCAAGTGCTTGCAGAAAGTGTGCCTGTTGAAGTAAAACTTGGACCGCCATTTATAAACAGTCCTACTTGTCCTGAAGCATTCATATACATTGTAGTTCTACCTGAAGTGCCTGCTGAATATTGTGTAAAGAAATAGTCTATAGCACCTATTGAAGTAGGATATACCCACATCTCAACAGTCCAATCATCAGTTGCTGGTAGTATTGGTGTATTCAATAGAACAGCATCACCAGTGCCATCAAATAAACCGCTTGAACCATTAAACTTTGATTGTGCTGTGTCTATCTGTGCGTTGCCTATAGCACTTCCATCAATCGCACTTCTTTGTTCTGCTACTACTTCATCTGCGGCAAATCTCTTTGCTAAAAAATTTAATCTACTTGCTCCTAATGGCATACTATACTACTCCCTTGTTCCATTCATCTGTGGCAAGTAAGGTTTCAAAAGCATCTCTATCCATTTCTGTGCCTTTGCTTGCAATAGACGCCACACTGCTAGGCAGTGTTTCTAAATAACTTAAGATCATTTGTGAATTGTCAACACTGTAATGTGCATAATCTGGACCACTAGTTAGCATGCCTGGTTGCTCTACTACCATAATAGGTTCACCTGCACTATTGTATCCTGATTTAGTAATTGCACGGTCTTTAAAATCTACACTTGCACTATCTGCGCTGTCAATTACAATCCATTTTCTTTGATCACTAATCATAGTTGCTCCTATGAGAAGTTAGTTGATAAACTAGCGTAGTATACACCACCAAAATATAGTATGCTCATAATATCTACTGAACTACCAGTTGTTGAAAGTGTTTGCTCACCACCTGCAAAAATCATTGCACTGTCTGATGCAAGTCCTTCTGAGAAAGTATGATTACCTGTAGTATCTTGTTCTAGTATAAGTGTAACACTTTGTCCATCTGCTTCATTTTGAAAACCTGTAAATGTTACGCTTTGGTCTAGTGTAATTTTTTGTATTGGTCCATCTGCTGGATCAATGTTTATACTTCCTGCACTGTCTGTTGTTAGTGTGTGAACTGTTTCTTTGTAATCACCAAATGTTTTGTTTGTAAGTGTTTGTGTTGCAATTTCACTTACTAGAGTTGAGTCACTGCCTTTAGGCATAAGCATTGTATTTGTAACTGCTTCACTGTGTGGTTGTGATCTAATCTTTTGTCCATGAGTGTTTGATTCACAGTTAAGTTGGATTGTTCCTGCGTTTGTGTTGCCTCTAATTTCAACATGACCTGTTCCGTTTGGTGCTAGGTCTAAGTTTGCATTTGAAACTGTAACAATGTCATTGCCGTTTGTATCTAAATCCCCACCAAGTTGTGGAGTTGTGTCATCTACAACATCTGCAAGTCCTGCTGAACCACTTGCTGTGATTGTGATATTGGCGTTACCTGCACTATCTTCTGTTACACTAGTAGTTACATTGGTTCCGCCTATGATGTTTAGCACACCATTTGATTGTGCTTCACCTACAGTCACTGATCCTGTGTCAGCATCTACCTGTAGTGGTAAAATTTTGTTTGTAAGTAGATCAATAAAGTTATTGTCTAGTTCCGCATATGTAAGACTGCTACCTTTTGTGGTTGCGCCTGTTTGCGATTCTTGTCTTAGGGTTATTGTCATGGTAGTAGTATCCTTGGTTTAAAACTCTTCAACTCTATTTAGCAGGTTCTTTGAAAAATGTATAGTATTTGGTGTTCTTAGCAAGTTCTTTGCGAGCTTTGAGCAGTGTGCTACGCCTTTGTATAATGATTAGAGGTTCATCTCTATAGGTATAATCAATTTTTAATGGTGTATCAGTGGTGTCAGGGTGCATACCAAGGCATTCTATGTCTTTTCTACGGTATTTTTTGTTCAAATATTCAAGTTCTTCTATCATATCATCATATTCCCAGTCAAAACCATGCACCACAACCGCCTCTAGTTGGAATATGTCCTTGAATGCAACAAAATTCTTTACAACTTGTTCTGGATCTTCACTGGTAGTGACCATTATGCGGTCCAAATACTGTTGAATGTATGGACATATGCTGTGATCACCCAGTTTTTTGTTAGGTGCACCTATTCTATTCTTGATGTATCTTAAGATTTTCTGCTTCAATGTTGACTACTCCCTTGGTTTTGTGTAACACAAATTCTGTTTGAGGATATTTTGCAAATATATCCTTCCAAATAGGTCTCCACCAACGGTTGAGGTCTGGTCTAGTTGGTCTTGGCACTTTGTAATCCATAGCTGAAGTTAGATCTTCACTCCATAAGCTATCAAATCCCCAGAGATGAATGATATCATATCCTTTTTTGGCCAAAGTTTCCACTGCGTGGTGACCTGAATTCTTTCTTGACTGTTTTGTATATAATTCTTGTGTTTCTAAACCTAGGTTTAGTCTTTGATTTACTTTTTGTATGTTAGGTGTGCACCATATGGTGCGGTTTGTGTGCCATTTGTGTTTGTCCATCCACAGCACACACTTGTCATCTATTATGCTGAGAACATCATAGCTCTCTATGTTTGGTATATTGCAGGCAACAACAAATTCTCCCTGTGGCAAAAACACTTGCCAACTTGCACCATTACCTACTACGCTTGCCTGTTTGCTCATACACCTTTTCCTGTATACCATATAGCGCATCTTCTAGATGATCTATTCTTGTTTTTAGTCTTTTGAGTTCTGCTACCAATAGTTCTTGATTTTTGCTCATCTGAACTATGTGTGCATCTGCTTGTATGCAAAACTTTTCCATGTCTTGCAGTTGTTTTAGCGGATCAAATTTAGGATCAATCATACTATTCTTCTTTTATATGCTAGACCTGTGTGTGGTGGCATTGTTGCCGCATCTTTTGGATCCCAACCACTCCTACATCTTGACCAAAATGTGCGATATGGTATGCCATTGCTTCGTGCAAGTTCTCTCAGTTTAGGATGTTTGATGCCACGGCGTCCTGTTTGGCATTGTTTCTTTGTTCGTGCCCAATAACAGTTGTCTTTGTTCCAATCGCCTAGTTTATTGTGTCTTGCTAGTATGCGTCCTGGTTTTTTTGATCCCATATCATCTACAAAGTTTATAAACCCACTAGGACCATGCCATTCCTCGCACACAGAGCTCTCTACATAGGCATATTCTTCAGTCTGCACTATTTGGTGCATACGATACCAAACCCGCCATGTAGCAAGGTCTTGTTTGCGTAATTCTGTATAGTAACTCATTGTTTGTTCCTTTGATCATGACGATCTGCCCAGTCTGTTTTAGGCAGTTTTGCTAGACTTTCATAACCGCATTTTTTGAAGAATTGTCTTCTGCTGGCGATTATACAGTTTTTAGGTGACCATGCTTCAATTGGATCTTTGCGAACCATACAATAGCTGTGTAATTCTTTGCCTCTGTGTTCAATCAATCCTGAATCACGCCATAGCTCATACCAAGTTTCACAACTAAACGCCCATTCTTGTTTGCGAAAACGTGCTTGTGCTCTTGCCCTTGAATATTTTTTGCGCCACTCTAAACTTATGTCTTTTGGGTATTCTAATCTACCTGTCATAGTGTTCTCCATGTTCCTTCAAATAGTTCTCTTTTGTGTCTTGTTTGTGCAAGCATCTCCAAACACAACTTGCGTTGTTGGTCTGTGTCCCATAATCTTAGGTGGCCCTGTAGATATTCATTCCAAGGTGTTGCATACTTGTGTGCAGGTGACGCTCCTGTGGTCACAGCAGGCACACCTGCTACGATGCTTTCAACTGCCGCTACACTGTGTTGACTTATGGTCACAGCATAACGACCATCTTCTAATTGATCTGTTAGTTCACCATTTAGTTGTCTTGTTTTTCTTGATGGTTTGTGTCTTATGTCATAGTCTACGCCCATACGCTCTAGTTCTTGAACAACACCTTTGATCCATGCACTTTTGGTTGTTGCATAGTAGTTGGTATACACATGTTCTGAACAGGGCACAATGAGCGCACGACCACGCACACCATCTAGTCCTGTCATTGAGCGTATGTGTATGAAATGATGCCAACAGTTGAGTGCTTTGTGTGAAAACTCTTGCAGTAGCGTGTTGATTCTACGTTCGTGTGAGTCTAGATCTATATTACCAAGTGTGCCATGTGTGCCTTGACTCCAACGCACCCATTCTTTTGCACCTGTTGGATTGTGTGCTCTTGCCCAATTGAAATGTGGTAAGAAAGGATTGTCCCAAAAGCGCCAACTACCGTGCCATATCTCACGAGGATGTTGAAAAGGTTTGTCATAGAAAGGATCACCTGGTTTTGATGCCCATGTGTTGCCAAACTGTATCAACAATCTATCTCCTTCAGTCTTTGAGATATCCCAACAGGGTTCGTAGTTGTCTATGTGTATGCGACCATCGTCATTTGCGTCCTTTTGCACCCAATAACCCCAGTGCAGTCCATGACGCTGTTTTTGTGCCCAGAAGCTCATTAGAAGTCAGTGCCTCCTTGTGAGAACAGTGATTGTTGAAACTGTATCTGTGGAAAGCGTTCATTGTCTATTGCTGAAAACAGTTGTGCTACAAATTCTAGATCTTCCATTTGTTTTTTGCTTAATCTACAGATGCCATACTGCTTGGTGTTACGCCAATAGTTTGCAAGCAGTCCTGTTACCACACTTACCACTGAGTTAGGTCCATTGCGACCCTTGTGTAGATGCTTGGGTCGTCTTTTTTGTAGTGCGTCCCATAGGAAATCATCTTTGCTTTGTCCTGCATGACTGATGTAGTCACACCAATCTATGAGTTGTTCAAAATACCAAGCACTGTCATCAGGATGCATGTCCATGAGTGGATTGCGAGGATCTCTGCCTACTGAACTTGGTGAATATTTTATTTGTTTCATTTTTAGTCTCCGTTTGTTGCGTATGTATTTATCAAGGTAACTTAAATATAGCATGAAATTGGCACAGTGTCAACCGCTAGGGCATTCCATCGTGAGCGTAGCGAAACGCTTGCGGTAGCGAAAGATGGGTGTCTTTGGCAGTCTCCCAAAAGAACGGTGTCTTCCACGGTTTTGATGAGGTGGTATATTTTAGATCACAGTTTGACAGAGTCTAAAAAGAGAGGTTTGATTGAGATGAGATACAA